GTTGGTGGTATCGTCGGCGAAGACGTTGGCGCTGGTCGTACTGCAACTCAAGACGATAATCCTTTTGATAATGTAACAGTAATGGATAATATTGTTAAAGAATTGACAAATGAAGGGTTTACTTTAAATGAAGAATATATTATAATGAGAGTACCAAACATCGTAGACATTTCTTATGGCCGCGGTGTTGGTTACACATTTACACAGCATGATCTTGGTGAAGAAATCCATGACATTTCAGCCACAAAGATTCGTGCTGCTATGAGAAATGAAGGAAAATTATAAATTATGAGCAACGTCGAACAAGTCATTCTTCGTAACGTATTAACTAATGAATCTTACATGCGTAAGGTTTTACCATTTATTAAACCAGAATACTTTCAAGGCGTATACAATCAATTATTCAAAGAGGCAGGTAAGTTCGTTGCTAAGTACAACAAACTGCCAAATCTAGATGCATTCAAGATTGAAATAGATAACAGTGATAAGTTCAATGACGATCAGTATCTGGCAGCGATGGAAATACTGCCTAACATCTTTGTAAAAGAAACTGCAGATGAACAATGGCTAGAAGATACTACAGAAAAGTGGTGTCAAGACCGTGCCATCCATAATGCTATTATGGAATCTATTTCTATTATTGACGGTAAGCATAAGAACCTTACAAAGAATGCTTTACCTGATCTATTATCAAAGGCACTAGCAGTATCGTTTGACACCAATATCGGCCACGACTATATCGAGAACGTCAATGAACGCTTCCAGTTCTATCATGAGGATGAAGAACGTATTCCGTTTGATATTGAGTACTTTAACGATATTACTAAAGGTGGATTGCCTAACAAAACACTGAACATTGCTCTTGCAGGTACAGGTGTGGGTAAATCATTGTTTATGTGCCACTGTGCTGGTAACGTGTTGGTGCAAGGTAAGAACGTATTGTACATCACAATGGAAATGGCAGAAGAGCGCATTGCTGAACGCATTGATGCCAATTTGCTAAATATTCCATTAGACCAGTTGCAGCACATCACACAAGACTCACTGGTTAAGAAAGTTGGCACCCTTGCAGCAAAAACTAACGGTAAACTTATTATTAAAGAATACCCTACTGGTTCAGCACATACAGGACATTTCCGTGCTCTATTAAATGAACTGAAGTTAAAGAAAAACTTTGTGCCTGATATGATCTTTATTGATTATCTTAATATCTGTGCATCGAGTAGAATGAAAGGAATGGGAGGATCTATCAATTCATACACTTACATTAAAGCAATTGCTGAGGAACTACGTGGACTGGCCGTGGAATTTGACGTACCGATCTTCTCTGCAACGCAGACGACTCGTAGTGGTTATTCTAGCTCGGATCCTGGGCTTGAAGATACGTCCGAGTCTTTTGGACTACCCGCTACCGCCGATCTCATGTTCGCCTTAGTCTCAAGTGAAGAGCTTGAAGCCCTTGGTCAAATAATGGTAAAGCAGTTAAAGAACCGCTATAATGATCCTAATTTTAAAAAACGGTTTGCAGTAGGTATAGATAAATCTAGAATGAAACTATATGACATTGATAATCCTCAAGGAAACTTGATTGATGATGCTCCTGTTTTTGATAAATCTCAGGTTAATGAAAGATTTAAGGATTTTAAAATATAGGAGTGTAGTATAATGAGAGACATTTACGATTATATTGGGGTATTCCGCGGCGTTATGGCGCATAATGACGCTGATCAAATTGTGGCTAGATTGGAAGCTTATAAATGGCAAGAACATAAATGGGGTGAAAAAGCAGATGATCCTGGCGGCGGCATTTCATATAAAGATGATGTTACACACAATCATGACACTGAATTTAGTGAAGCTCCAGTGGAAACATCAGAAAAGGCAATAATTAAAGCGGCAATAAATAAAGCTTTAACGCGTTACGCACAAAAATGGCCATTGTCAAATCCAACCGCGTATAGCCCAGTCAGTATGCATAAATATGATGCAAATACTATGATGAAACCTCATGTTGATCATATTCATACTTTATTTGATGGCAAAATCCGTGGGATTCCAATTTTATCAATAGTAGGATTGTTGAATGGCCCTGATGAATTCCAAGGAGGACAATTTGTGTTTAATGATGAAAAAGACCCTAAATTAGAAAAAGGTGATGTATTGATTTTTCCTAGTAATTTTATCTATAAACATAAAGTTCAATTAGTAACTAGTGGCACTAGATACTCTTATGTAACATGGGCCTTTTAATGAATAATTATGATGAAGAAGAATTTCAAGAAGTCTATAAGGAGTATATTGAACTTACGAATGAGCTGCTCGAAGACTTTGATGTGTTAATGGTTGCAGCAGTTATGTCAACAATAGGATTGAGCTTATATAAAACAGCTTTATCAGAAGAAGATTATCATAATGTTGTGACCGCTATGTACGATTTAAAGAATGATATTACAACAATTGAAAAAGGATATTTGCACTAATGGCAAAAGGTAATAAGAAAACTGCAATTGGAAATGGGAATGTTAAAACATCATCCATGAATAAAAGTAAACGTAGTAGCTATAAAAAATATCGAGGTCAAGGCAAATAATGCATGCAAAACTTATATCCTACAGCCAACCTTCAGGTCGAATCCACAGTGGCGAACTTGCACCGACGGGGCTTGACAATATCCAAGACCTCATCGCGTATGCCGCCCGTGTCTCCAATCCATCGAACCAAGCTAACACCAAAACAACAAGAAAGTTACTTGACTATCTCATCAAGCACAAACACTGGTCACCATTCGAAATGGCATCAGCCTGCATTGAAATCGAAACAACCCGAGATATCGCACGACAGCTACTACGTCATAGATCGTTTTCATTTCAAGAGTTTTCTCAGCGGTATGCTAATATCAATGATCTTGATGGTGATTTTGTCATAAGAGAAGCTCGTCTTCAGGATGAAACCAATCGGCAGAACAGCGTTACAACATCCGACGTGTCTCTTGAAGTTTGGTGGGATGCTCAACAAAAGTTTGTGATTGATCAAGTGAAAAGGATCTATAATGAAGCAATTGAAAAAGGTATCGCCAAAGAACAAGCCCGTGTTATTCTCCCTGAAGGCAACACTGTCTCAAGACTATACGTCAACGGGACTATTCGAAGTTGGATTCATTACATCGAATTGCGTTCAGCCAATGGAACGCAAAGGGAACATATGGACTTGGCTCGAGCAGTGGCAGAAGCCATAGGTAAAATCTATCCAAAAGCGTTGGAATTTGTTGATGGCAGAACTAGTACTTAGAAATAAAAATATACTTAAAAAATTAGATTGGATTAAATCTGAAGTTTTAAAAAGTAAGCTTTTTGAAGATCGGGACTTATTCAATACGTACATGGTTTACCACGATAGCGGAAAAGAGGCTAAAACAAACCCAGAGCAATTTTTAAGTGAGAATTGGTTATTTAAAAAAATGAGTGATCCGAATCACAAAGGTCACCCAAAGGAATATGCTTCATTTCCTGTTTCAGAGATGGAGAAACGTGATGAGAGAGTGAGAAATGTAAATCATTACGTGCGTAATGAGTTTCCTAGAGAATTAGGTGCTGAGGATAATGCAGTCTTTTTATGGTATCCACCAGGCGGATTTGTGGGTTGGCATACTAACCAAAACAATCCTGGCTATCAATTTATTTTTTCGTGGTCCGAAAAGGGAGATGGTTACTTTCAATATTATGATAAAAAAGAAAACAAAATTATAAAATTGCCTGATAAACCTGGCTGGCAAGTTAGGCATTTTCATTTTGGCGCAACTGAAGAAGAACATTGCTGGCACTCTGCTTACACTAATGTTAATAGAATTACAGTCTGCGCATTATTTAGATATTGGGACAAGCCACACTTTAAAGATCAGGTAAAACAATTACGTGATGAATTAATTGATGAAATAGAATCGGAGTAATAATGGAAAAACTGATATCTACTTACTTTCATGAAACTGCCGAAGATGAATTTTGTCAGCTTCAT